AGCTGTTGCTGAAGAACCTGACAATCTTGATGAACCGTTTGTACCAGCGGTACCAGTTGTTCCTGAAGAACCACTTGATGCGCTTGACCCACTTAATTGTGACAATCCCGATAAACCAGCAGTACCATTTGTACCCGTAGAACCTGAAGACGCTGAAGTACCGCTCGATCCACTATTTGCGGATTGACCACTTGTACCAGCGCTACCTGAAGATGCTGATGAACCTGATGAACCTGATGTTCCTGAAGTTGCACTTGATCCAGCACTACCTGAAGATCCGCTTAACTGAGACAATCCTGATGTACCAACCGTTCCTGATGTTGCTGAAGAGCCTGATGTAGCTGAGCTACCTGAGTTAGCTGAAGCACCTGAAGTTCCGTTAGAACCTGTAGATCCTGAAGAACCAGATGTTCCGCTTGATCTACTTAATGATGATTGGCCATCAGTTCCTGAAGTACCAGTTGAACCTGATGAACCAGAAGTTCCTGAAGTATCACTTAACGCTGATTGACCGTCCGTACCTGAAGTACCTGACGTTCCAGCTGTTGCTGAAGACCCACTTAATCTACCTAAACCTGAGGTACCATTTGTACCTGAAGTTGCGGAAGATCCTGAAGTTGCGGAAGAACCACTATTTGCTGAAGCACCTGAAGTTCCGTTAGAACCAGTCGATCCAGAAGAACCCGATGTTGCTGAAGAACCAGCAGAACCACTTAACGCTGAAGAACCTGCTGTTCCTGAAGTCCCAGAAGAACCTGCGCTACCAGCTGAACCACTTAACGCTGAAGAACCAACTGTACCAGACGTACCAGAAGATGCTGATGAACCTGAAGTTCCAGCAGAACCTGAAAGTTGACTTAAACCTGAAGTACCGATTGTACCTGAAGTAGCTGAGCTACCTGAAGTTGCTGAAGAACCTGAATTAGCAGATGCTCCGTTTGTACCATTTGTACCTGTACTACCTGAACTACCTGATGTACCAGAACTTCTACTTAATGAAGACTGACCATCTGTACCATTTGTTCCTGAAGACCCAGAGGTTCCTGAAGAACCTGAAGATCTACTCAAACCTGAGGTACCGTTTGTTCCTGAAGAACCGCTAGATGCTGAAGAACCGCTTAATTGAGATAATCCTGAGTTACCAGCTGTTCCATTTGAACCGCTTGTACCAGAAGTCGCTGAAGAACCAGCAGATCCACTTGAACCACTTAATGAACTTAAACCAGATGTACCCGCAGTACCACTTGTAGCAGAGCTACCAGCTGTTGCTGAAGAACCTGAATTAGCAGATGCTCCGTTTGTACCGTTTGTACCCGTAGAACCACTTGAACCAGATGTACCAGAACTTCTACTTAACGCTGATGCACCATCCGTACCCGCTGATCCTGAAGAACCAGAAGAACCTGATGTACCACTTGTTGCTGAAGTACCCGCTGAGCCTGAGCTACCACTTAATTGTGATACTCCAGATGTTCCAGCTGTTCCTGATGTTGCGGAACTACCAGCTGTTGCTGAAGAACCACTATTTGAACTTAATCCTGACGTACCGTTTGTTCCAGTTGATCCTGAAGAACCAGCAGTTCCCGATGATCCAGAACTTCTACTTAATCCAGAAAGACCATCTGTACCTGAAGTTCCCGTAGAACCTGAAGAACCAGATGTACCTGAAGTATCACTTAAAGCAGACACACCGTCTGTACCTGAAGTACCTGACGTTCCAGCTGTTGCTGAAGAACCACTTAATCTACCTAATCCCGAAGTACCAGCAGTACCACTTGTAGCAGATGAACCTGATGTTGCTGAAGAACCACTATTTGCGCTTGCACCTGAAGTACCAGTAGACCCTGTTGAACCACTAGAACCTGATGTTGCTGAAGAACCCGCAGAACCGCTTAAACCTGAAGATCCAGCTGTTCCTGAAGTCGCACTAGACCCTGATGAACCTGAACTACCAGCTGAACCACTTAACGCTGAAGAACCAACTGTACCCGTTGTACCTGATGTACCACTTGATGCAGATGTTCCTGAAGAACCACTATTTGAAGATAAACCAGAAGTACCGTTTGTACCAGTCGATCCTGAAGACCCACTAGAACCTGACGTACCGCTTGATTTGCTTAATGCTGAAGCGCCATCAGTACCAGATGTACCACTTGAACCTGAAGAACCAGATGTACCTGAAGTCGCAGATGTACCAGCAGATCCAGAAGAACCTGATAATTGAGACAATCCAGATGTACCAACTGTACCTGAAGTAGCAGATGAACCAGAGGTTGCTGATGAACCGCTATTTGCTGAAGCACCATTTGTACCGTTTGATCCAGTTGAACCACTTGAACCAGATGTTCCTGAAGATCTACTTAACGATGATTGACCATCAGTTCCTGAAGTTCCTGTTGATCCTGAAGAACCACTTGTTCCAGAAGTATCGCTTAAAGCTGATTGGCCATCTGTACCTGAAGTACCCGATGTACCAGCTGTTGCTGAAGAACCTGATAATCTACCTAAACCTGAAGTACCATTTGTACCTGAAGTTGCGGAAGAACCAGATGTAGCTGAACTACCAGAGTTTGCCGATAAACCGCTTGTACCAGCTGAACCTGAAGAACCACTTGTTCCCGCTGTTGCTGAAGAACCAGCTGAACCACTAGAACCACTTAACGCTGAAGAACCAACTGTACCTGCCGAACCTGAAGTTGCTGATGTACCGCTTGTTGCAGAAGAGCCACTATTTGAAGATAAACCAGATGTACCGTTTGTACCTGTTGATCCTGAACTTCCACTTGTACCTGAACTTCTACTTAAAGCAGATGCTCCGTCAGTACCAGCAGATCCTGAAGATCCACTTGATCCTGATGTACCTGAAGTCGCAGATGTACCAGCAGATCCAGAAGAACCTGATAATTGAGACAATCCAGATGTACCAACTGTACCTGAAGTAGCAGATGAACCAGAGGTTGCTGATGATCCAGAATTAGCACTTAATCCTGATGTTCCAGCTGAACCAGTACTTCCTGAAGAAGCTGATGTACCCGCTGAACCAGAAGATGCACTTAAACCACTAGAACCTGATGTTCCTGAAGTCGCAGAAGAACCCGCACTACCAGCAGAACCGCTTAATGCTGAACTACCTGATGTACCAGTTGTACCTGAAGTTGCTGAAGAACCTGAAGTTGCTGATGAACCACTATTTGAAGATAAACCTGATGTACCGTTTGTACCAGTTGATCCACTTGAACCTGAAGAACCTGAAGTTCCTGAAGATTTACTTAATGCTGATTGACCGTCTGTTCCTGAAGTTCCAGTTGATCCACTTGAACCAGAAGTTCCAGACGTATCACTTGTAGCAGAAACACCATCTGTACCTGAAGTACCAGATGTTCCAGCTGTTGCTGAAGAACCACTTAGTCTTGATAAACCTGAAGTACCAATTGTACCTGAAGTTGCTGAAGAACCTGAAGTTGCTGATGAACCACTATTTGCACTAACACCTGATGTACCAGCAGTACCTGTAGATCCAGAAGAACCTGAAGTTGCTGAACTACCACTTAATGCGCTAGCCCCTGAAGTTCCAGCCGAACCACTTGAACCTGAAGTTGCTGATGTTCCAGCTGAACCTGAAGTTGCTGATAGACCTGAAGAACCTGCGGTTCCTGAAGTTGCTGATGTTCCAGCTGAACCTGCACTACCACTTAATGCTGAGCTACCTGATGTACCAGTTGTACCTGAAGTTGCTGAAGAACCTGAAGTTGCTGATGAACCACTATTTGAAGATAAACCTGATGTACCGTTTGTACCAGTTGATCCTGAAGATCCGCTTGAACCAGATGTACCTGAAGATCTACTTAAACCTGATTGACCATCAGTTCCTGATGTACCTGTAGAACCACTTGATCCAGAAGTTCCTGATGTATCACTTAATGCCGATTGACCGTCCGTACCTGAAGTACCTGACGTTCCAGCTGTTGCTGAAGACCCACTTAATCTACCTAAACCTGAAGTACCGTTTGTACCTGAAGTCGCTGATGAACCACTTGTTGCTGAACTACCACTATTTGCTGAAGCACCTGAAGTACCAGTAGAACCAGTCGATCCAGAAGAACCCGATGTTGCTGATGAACCTGCGCTACCACTCAACGCTGAACTACCAGAAGTACCTGTTGTTCCAGAAGTTGCTGATGAACCTGCACTACCTGAAGAAGCGCTCAATCCTGAGCTACCAGCTGTTCCTGAAGTAGCAGAGCTACCTGAAGTTGCTGAAGATCCGCTTAATTGAGATAAACCATTTGTACCAGCAGTACCAGTTGTACCAGAAGATGCTGACGTACCACTTGATCCACTATTTGCAGCTAAACCTGAAGTACCATTTGTACCAGAGGTTGCTGATGAACCAGAACTCGCTGAAGTTCCTGAAGATGCTGAAGCTCCTGAAGAACCGTTAGAACCTGTTGAACCAGAAGTACCAGAAGTAGCCGAAGAACCAGACGATGAACTCAATCCTGAAGACCCTGCGGTTCCTGAAGTCGCTGAAGAACCAGAAGATGCACTTGAACCTGAATCACCCGATCTACCAGAAGTACCTGTTGTACCTGAAGTAGCAGAAGATCCTGATGTAGCAGAAGAACCAGAGTTAGCACTTATACCTGAAGTACCTGCGCTACCAGCTGACCCACTCGTTGCTGATGTTCCTGATGTAGCTGAAGAACCACTCAATGCGCTAGAACCTGATGTTCCTGAAGATGCTGATGATCCACTAGAACCTGATGTTCCTGATGTAGCTGAAGATGCAGAAGCACCTGAACTACCCGCAGTTCCTGAAGATGCTGAAGAACCAGCTGAACCTGAAGTACCGCTTGTTGCTGAACTACCTGATGTAGCGGAGCTACCACTATTAGCACTTAAACCTGATGTACCGTTTGTACCCGATGTTGCACTTGAACCTGAAGATGCTGATGTACCGCTTGATGCGCTTAAACCAGATGATCCATTAGATCCAGATGACCCAGCAGTACCAGAAGTTGCTGATGAACCTGAAGATGCTGATAAACCTGAGCTACCAGCTGTTCCACTTGTTGCTGAAGTACCCGCACTACCAGCTGAGCCACTCAATGCAGAGCTACCAGAAGTACCTGTTGTTCCTGAAGTAGCTGAGCTACCTGAAGTTGCGGATGAACCACTATTACCTGATAAACCAGATGTTCCATTAGAACCAGCAGAACCTGAGGTTGCTGAAGTTCCTGATGAAGCACTTGATCCACTATTTGCACTAGAACCTGAAGTACCAGCAGAACCTGAACTACCAGATGTACCTGAAGTAGCTGAAGATCCACTTGAACCTGAAGTTCCTGAACTATTACTATTACCTGATGAACCAGCTGTTCCTGAAGATGCTGATGATCCGCTTGAACCATTTGAACCTGAGGTTGCTGAAGAACCTGAAGTTGCACTTGATCCGCTATTTGCGCTTAAACCTGAAGTACCATTTGTACCACTTGTTGCTGAACTACCACTTGATGCTGAAGTTCCAGAAGATGCTGAAGCACCTGAAGTACCAGCAGAACCAGAAGATGCTGAAGTCCCTGATGTTGCGCTTGATCCTGATGAAGCGGATAAACCAGAAGAGCCAGCCGTACCACTTGTGGCAGAGCTACCTGAAGTTGCAGACGAACCTGAATTAGAACTCAAACCTGATGTACCGTTTGTACCCGATGTTGCACTTGATCCTGATGAAGCGGATGTTCCCGATGAAGCACTCAATCCTGATGAACCGTTAGAACCAGTTGACCCTGAGGTTCCTGATGTCGCAGAACTTCCTGATGAAGAACTTAAACCAGAAGACCCAGCTGTACCTGAAGTAGCGGAGCTACCTGAAGTCGCAGATGAACCGCTATTTGCTGACAATCCCGATGTACCGTTTGTACCAGAGGTTGCAGATGAACCAGATGTTGCTGAGGATCCGCTTAAAGCAGATGCCCCACTTGTACCAGCTGAACCTGAAGAACCACTTGTTGCTGAAGAACCACTTGTTGCTGAAGAACCTGAATTAGCACTCAATCCTGACGTACCATTTGTACCAGTACTACCAGAAGAACCTGAAGAACCTGAATCAGCACTTTGACCAGATGTTCCTTTGGAACCTGTTGAACCAGCAGAACCACTTGATCCTGAAGATCCAGAAGTTGAACTTAAACCAGAAGATCCAGATGTACCTGAAGTTGCTGATGAACCTGAAGTAGCAGAGCTACCACTATTTGAACTCAACCCAGATGTACCATTTGTACCTGAAGTTGCGGAACTACCAGAAGATGCGGATGTACCAGAAGATGCTGAAGCACCTGAAGAACCATTAGAACCAGAAGATCCAGATGTTCCTGAAGTTGCTGAAGACCCACTTGAAGCAGATAAACCAGAACTTCCAGTGGTACCACTTGTAGCAGAGCTACCTGATGTTGCTGAAGATCCACTTAATGCACTTAAACCACTTGTACCATTTGTACCTGAAGTCGCAGATGAACCAGAAGAAGCAGATGTTCCTGAAGATGCTGATGCACCTGATGAACCTGCTGATCCTGAAGAACCAGCTGTTCCTGATGTAGCTGAACTACCAGAACTTGCACTCAACCCTGATGAACCTGCGGTTCCAGAAGTTGCTGAAGACCCTGATGTAGCGGAGCTACCACTATTTGAAGATAATCCTGATGTACCATTTGTACCTGATGTAGCTGAGCTACCTGATGTACCTGACGAACCAGAACTATTACTATTTCCACTCGAACCTGCGGTTCCTGAAGAAGCTGAACTTCCTGAAGAACCTGATGTACCGCTTGTTGCTGATGACCCACTTGTAGCAGATGACCCTGAATTTGCGGCTAAACCTGAAGTACCATTTGTACCTGAAGTTGCTGAAGATCCACTTGAAGCAGATGTTCCTGAAGAAGCTGAAGCACCACTTGAACCAGCTGAACCTGAAGAACCCGAAGTTCCACTTGTAGCAGATGAACCAGAACTTGCGCTTAAACCTGAACTTCCAGCTGTTCCTGACGTAGCAGAGCTACCTGAAGTTGCTGAAGAACCACTATTTGAACTCAATCCCGAAGTACCGTTTGTTCCACTTGTAGCAGAAGAACCAGAACTTGCTGATGTACCTGAAGAAGCTGAAGCACCTGAAGAACCAGCTGATCCACTTGTACCTGAAGTACCTGAAGAAGCTGAACTTCCAGATGATGCACTTAAACCTGAAGATCCAGCTGTCCCTGAGGTAGCAGAGCTACCAGAAGTTGCTGAAGAACCACTATTAGCGGCTAAACCAGAAGTACCATTTGTACCAGAAGTAGCCGAACTACCACTTGATGCAGAAGTTCCTGAAGATGCTGACGCACCACTTGACCCAGCTGAACCTGAAGATCCTGATGTCGCAGAAGTTCCTGAAGAACCAGCTGAACCCGAACTACCTGAATTAGCGGCTAAACCAGAAGTACCATTTGTACCTGAAGTAGCTGAACTACCAGACGATGCTGATGTTCCTGAAGAAGCGGAAGCCCCTGATGAACCAGCAGAACCTGTTGAACCTGAAGTTCCACTTGTTGCTGAAGACCCAGCAGAAGAACTTAAACCTGAAGATCCAGCCGTACCACTTGTAGCAGAGCTACCTGAAGTTGCTGAAGACCCACTATTACCTGATAAACCACCAGTACCATTTGTTCCTGAAGAACCTGAAGTTCCTGATGTAGCTGAAATAGCTGAAATACCATCAGCACCATCAACCCCACTTGAACCTGAAGTTCCTGATGAACCAGATGTTTTACTTGAACCACTTAAACCACTTGTACCTGTTGTACCCGAAGTTGCTGATGAACCACTTGTAGCAGATGATCCTGAATTAGCTGATAAACCACTTGTACCAGCTGTTCCTGAAGTTGCAGATGAACCAGATGATGCTGATGTTCCTGAAGATGCTGATGCACCTGAAGAACCAGCAGAACCGCTTGATCCAGCTGTACCAGAAGTTCCTGAAGAAGCGGATGACCCACTTGAACCACTATTAGCCGCCAATCCTGAGGTACCATTTGTACCTGAAGTAGCAGAAGAACCAGATGATGCTGATGTTCCTGAAGAAGCAGATGCCCCTGATGAACCTGATGTAGCTGACGTACCACTTGTAGCTGAAGAACCACTAGTTGCAGATGTGCCTGAAGAAGCTGATGATCCTGATGTAGCTGAACTACCACTTAATGCAGAAGCCCCACTTGTACCAGCTGAACCTGAACTACCTGATGTAGCTGAAGTTGCTGATGAACCACTATTAGCGGCTAAACCTGAGGTACCGTTTGTACCTGAAGTCGCTGACGAACCCGATGATGCACTTAAGCCTGAAGAACCCGCAGTTCCTGAAGTTGCAGATGTACCTGAAGAAGCTGACGCTCCTGATGAACCATTAGAACCTGAAGTTGCAGAGCTACCTGAAGTTGCTGATGATCCTGAGTTTGCTGATAAACCAGAAGTACCATTTGTACCTGTAGAACCAGCTGTTCCTGAAGAACCTGAAAATTGACTTAAACCTGACGCACCAGCAGTACCATTTGTACCAGTTGATCCTGAGGAACCGCTTGATCCAGATGTTCCTGACGTTGATGACAAATTACTATCCCCACCAATACCTGATGTTCCAGTTGAACCCGAACTACCTGAAGTTCCTGACGTTGATGACAAATTACTTTCACCATCTATACCTAAAGTACCATTTGATCCACTTGACCCTGATGTACCTGAAGAAGAACTATCACCACTTATACCTGAAGTTCCATTGGAACCATCGTTTCCTGAAGAACCATCTGTACCAGTTGAACCTGATTCACCTGACAATCCAGATGTTCCAAAACTACCGTCATTTCCTGAAGAACCGTCAGACCCAGTTGACCCAGACGTACCTGATTGACCAGATGTGCCATAAGATCCATCATTTCCTGAAGAACCGTCACTACCTGTGCTACCACTTTCACCACTTAAACCTGAAGTACCGTTAGAACCATCTACACCTGATAAACCAGATGTACCATCTGAACCTGAGACCCCACTTACGCCATTAACACCATTTAAACCTGAAGAACCATCACTACCATTTGAACCTGACTCCCCACTTTGACCACTTGTACCAAATGAACCGTCTGCTCCTGAAGAACCATCGGACCCTGTAGAACCCGATTCACCAGAAACACCAGAAGTTCCATTAGAACCATCATTTCCTGAAGATCCATCGGACCCTGTGCTTCCAGATTCCCCTGAAACACCTGAAGTCCCATTGGAACCATTATCACCACTACTACCATCGGATCCTGTAGAACCACTTTCACCACTTAAACCTGAAGTTCCATTGGAACCATTATCACCACTAGATCCATTGCTACCAGTACTTCCAGATTCACCAGAAACACCACTCGTACCAAAACTACCATCGTTACCTGATGTACCATCTGAACCAGTTGACCCCGATTCGCCTGATTGGCCTGAAGTTCCAAACGATCCGTCATTTCCTGAAGAACCGTCAGTACCTGTACTACCAGATTCACCTGATATACCACTTGTTCCGTTAGAACCGTCATTTCCTGAAGAACCATCTGAACCAGTTGACCCTGATTCACCAGAAACACCTGAAGTTCCATTGGAACCATTATCACCGCTACTACCATTAGTACCTGTTGATCCAGATTCACCTGACAATCCTGAAGTACCAAAACTACCGTCAGCACCACTTGAACCATCACTACCTGTACTACCAGATTCCCCTGATTGACCAGATGTTCCGAAAGAACCATCTAAACCACTCGATCCATCTGTTCCAGTTGAACCAGATTCACCACTTAAACCTGAAGTCCCGTTAGAACCATCGTTACCTGAACTTCCATCTGTTCCAGTCGATCCACTTTCACCTGATTGACCAGAAGTACCAAAACTACCATCCGCTCCTGAAGAACCGTCAGAACCTGTACTACCTGACTCACCACTTAAACCACTTGTACCAAATGAACCATCATTTCCTGAAGATCCATCTGTTCCAGTCGATCCACTTTCACCTGATAGACCTGAGGTTCCGAATGAACCGTCATTACCTGACGTACCGTCACTACCTGTAGATCCTGATTCACCACTTAAACCTGAAGTTCCGTTGGAACCATCATTACCACTACTACCGTCTGTACCATTACTACCAGATTCACCAGAAACACCACTCGTACCAAAACTACCATCATTTCCTGAAGATCCATCGGATCCTGTGGAACCACTTTCACCACTTATACCTGAAGTTCCGAAGGAACCATCGTTTCCTGAAGAACCATCTGTGCCCGTAGAACCACTTTCGCCTGAAACACCACTTGTACCAAATGACCCATTTTCACCACTACTACCATCTGTACCTGTTGATCCTGATTCACCTGAAACACCAGAAGTACCAAAACTACCATCATTTCCTGAAGAACCATCTGATCCCGTTGAACCAGATGTTCCTGACTCACCAGAAGTTCCGAATGAACCATCATTTCCTGAAGATCCATTGGATCCCGTAGATCCTGATTCACCACTTAAACCACTTGTACCAAATGAACCATCAACACCAGATAATCCAGATGTACCATCTGATCCAGAGATACCCGAACTACCATCAACACCATTTAAACCAGAAGTACCAGTTGAGCCTGATTCACCAGAAACCCCCGAAGTACCAAAACTACCATCCGCTCCTGAAGAACCGTCAGAACCAGTTGATCCTGATTCACCTGATAAACCAGAAGTTCCGTTGGAACCCTCATTTCCTGAACTTCCATCTGTTCCAGTGCTACCACTTTCACCTGATATACCACTTGTCCCAAAACTACCGTCATTACCTGAAGTACCATCAGAACCAGTACTACCTGACTCGCCACTTATACCAGAAGTTCCGTTGGAACCCTCATTTCCTGAACTTCCATCTGTTCCAGTGCTACCACTTTCACCTGATATACCACTTGTCCCAAAAGATCCGTCATTTCCACTACTACCGTCAGAACCCGTACTACCAGATTCACCAGAAACACCACTCGTACCAAAACTACCATCATTTCCTGAAGATCCATCTGTACCAGTCGATCCGCTTTCACCGCTTATACCTGAAGTTCCGTTGGAACCATCATTCCCCGAAGTACCATCTGTTCCAGTCGATCCACTTTCACCACTTTCACCTGAAGTTCCGTTGGAACCATCATTCCCCGAAGAACCGTTAGTACCCGTACTACCAGATTCACCTGACAATCCAGAGGTTCCAAAAGAACCGTCATTACCTGAAGAACCATCGGATCCTGTAGAACCGCTTTCACCTGAAATACCAGAAGTTCCGTTGGAACCGTCATTTCCTGAACTACCATCAGTTCCAGTTGAACCACTTTCACCTGAAATACCACTTGTTCCAAAACTACCGTCATTACCTGAAGATCCATTGGATCCTGTAGATCCTGACTCACCACTTAAACCACTTGTACCAAATGAACCATCATTTCCTGAAGATCCATCGGACCCTGTGCTTCCAGATTCCCCTGAAACACCTGAAGTCCCATTGGAACCATTATCACCACTACTACCATCTGTACCTGTTGATCCGCTTTCGCCTGATTGACCAGATGTTCCGAATGAACCATCAGCACCCGATAAACCGTCTGTGCCAGTGCTACCACTTTCTCCACTTATACCTGAAGTTCCATTGGAACCGTCATTACCACTTTCACCTGAAGTTCCGTTGCTTCCACTTTCACCCGATTGACCACTTGTACCAAAACTACCGTCATTTCCTGAAGAACCGTCAGTACCTGTGCTACCAGATTCTCCTGATTGACCAGATGTTCCAAAACTACCATCATTTCCTGAAGAACCGTCAGAACCTGTTGATCCAGACTCACCTGACAACCCTGAAGTACCAAAACTACCATCAACACCAGATAATCCAGATGTACCATCTGAACCTGAAACACCAGAACTACCATCAACACCATTTAAACCAGAAGTACCAGTTGAACCGCTTTCACCTGAAACACCACTTGTACCAAAAGAACCATCCGCTCCTGAAGAACCGTCTGAACCAGTTGAACCGCTATCGCCACTTATACCTGAAGTTCCGTTGGAACCGTCATTACCGCTTTCGCCATTTGTTCCCGAAGAACCACTTTCACCTGATATACCTGAAGTTCCAAAACTACCGTCTGCTCCTGAAGATCCATCTGAACCCGTGCTCCCACTTTCTCCACTAACACCAGATGTACCAAAGCTACCATCGTTACCCGAACTACCATCTGTTCCTGTAGATCCGCTTTCACCCGAAATACCACTTGTACCAAAAGAACCATCATTCCCCGAAGAACCATCTGAACCAGTTGAACCAGATTCACCTGATTGACCACTTGTTCCGTTAGAACCATCATTCCCCGAAGAACCATCTGTACCAGTTGATCCTGATTCCCCTGATTGACCAGAAGTACCAAAACTACCGTCATTACCTGAAGAACCATCGGATCCTGTAGAACCGCTATCGCCACTTATACCTGAAGTTCCGTTGGAACCATCTGCACCACTTTCACCTGAAGTTCCAGTTGATCCTGATTCACCTGAAACACCAGAAGTACCAAAACTACCATCATTTCCTGAAGAACCATCTGATCCCGTTGAACCAGATGTTCCTGACTCACCAGAAGTACCGTAAGAACCACCTAAACCTGAATAACCTGAAGTACCAGCGGTACCAGATGTACCTGCTAATAAGGGTGAATAAGAATATTCACCAGTAGCAGAATTAAACGACACGAAATAGTTTGGAGAACTATTTTCGGTCATACCAGTAACAAATAATTGATTTAGGGTGTATATCCCTTTAAGATCTTGGGTATTTTCCCACTGAAGTGTGGTATTATTCCAAACTAAAATGTCCCCTTCATTGGGGCCACTTATTACAACGTCTGATAGATCATCTATTCCAAGATTTTCTATAACGTCCTTTATATTCTGGAAGTTAGCATCTAATTCCGCATAGGATAGTGCCCTTCCTAGATCATCTCTAAGATAAATTGTTACTGTTGCCATTTATATATGTTAGTTTAAACTTACTAACATATAAATAGTACTAAAACTCAATAAGGCAACAGTAACAAGTTTTTTTTTACTTATTTTTTTTTACTCCGTAATACTCACGTTTATTTTTTCAACCTTAGTATTATAGGTTATAACTATTTTACCAGATTTAGGCATTTGTTTACGTAACATTTCGTCAGAAATAGGATCCTCAACATATTTTTGTATGGTTCTTTGGATCTCTCTTGCCCCATATAATTTATTAAAACCTTTTTCTAAAATAAAATCTTTAGTTTTTTTATCAATTTTAACAGTAAAGCCGATTTTATTTAAATGATTCTCAAAATCTTTTAATTGTAAATCAATGATTTTAATCACATCATCTTGTGTTAAGTAATTAAAATAGACAATCTCATCCAAACGATTAATAAATTCTGGTTTAAAAGTTTTCTTAAGATTTTTTTCAATAATACTTTTTGAATTAGTATTGGACTCAGTTTCAGAATCACTAAAACCAATCTTTGTACCAAAATCTTGAACTTCTTTTAACCCAATATTTGAAGTCATGATAATAATGGTGTTTTTAAAGTTAATTTTTCTACCATTACCATCAGTTAGGAAACCTTCATCCAATAGTTGGAGCATTACGTTAAAAATATCTGGGTGAGCTTTTTCAATCTCGTCAAATAAAACCAAAGAGTATGGTTTATTCTTAACTTTCTCGGTTAATTGACCACCTTCATTGTAACCAACATATCCTGGGGGCGCTCCAATCAATTTACTAATGTTAAATTTTTCAGAATATTCTGACATATCAACACGAATGATAGCATTCTGTGAGCCAAAAACTTTCTCAGCCAAAGATTTCGCTAATTCCGTTTTACCAACACCAGTTGGTCCGATAAATAAGAATGAACCGATTGGTTTAGATTGTTTTCTAATACCAGTTCTATTTCTTTTAATAGATGAAACTACTTTATCAATTGCATCTGACTGACCAATTACACAATTAGCTAATTCTTTATCCATTGATAATAACCTAGTTATTTCATTTTCAGATACTTTGCTAACAGGTATACCAGTCATCATTGAGACAACTTCAGAAATCATATCCGCATCAACAATATTCCTTTTATCATTAATCGATAATTTCCAAACCGAATTTTCTTTTTCTAATTCAGTTATAATTTTCTTTTCTTGGTCACGAAGTTGTGCAGCTTGTTCAAAATTTTGCGTTTTAACAACAAGTTGTTTTTGTTCCTTGATGTCTTTTAATTTAGTCTCAAGGTCTTTAATTTTTTGTGGTGCCTTAATTGCAACCTGAGTTCTTGAACCAGCTTCATCCATAATGTCGATAGCTTTATCAGGGAACTCTCTATTTGTAATGTAACGATCGGCCAATGCAATGATTTCATTAATAGCCTCTTCGGTATAAGTTACCTTATGGAAATCTTCATACCTTTCTTTAATATTCATCAAGATTTGTTTCGTCTCATCCAATTGAGGTGGGTTAACCATAACTTTTTGGAATCTACGATCCAGCGCACCATCTTTTTCAATATGCTCACGATACTCGTCAAGAGTTGTAGCACCAATACATTGAAGTTCACCACGTGCTAAAGCTGGTTTAAATACGTTTGCAGCGTCCAAAGAACCAGAAGAGTTACCAGCACCAACGATTGTATGTAATTCATCAATAAAAAGGATTACATTTGGGTTATCCTTAGCTTCATCAACGATTGCTTTAATTCTCTCTTCGAATTGACCACGATATTTTGTACCAGCAACTAACGATGTCATGTCCAATGTTACGACACGTTTATTCATTAAAGGCCTTGGGCAATCACCATTTGCGATTTTAATTGCCAAGCTTTCAGCGATAGCTGTTTTACCAACACCTGGATCACCAATAAGGATTGGGTTATTTTTCTTTCTTCTCGTTAGAATTTGACAAACTCTTTCCACCTCAGAACTACGACCAATAACTGGGTCTAATTTACCCTCTTGCGCTAACACAGTTAAATCACGGCCAAAATTATCCAACGTTGGTGTTTTTGATTTAATATTTTTATTAGCCTCATTTAATGGTTTTCTATCCTTAGGGATTTCATCATCATTAGAAAATATACTCGATTGAGGTGTTGACAACTGTTTAATTTTTTTAGCAATAAACGTTTTTGTTAAACCATATTCCTTGAATAATTTAACAATCGCATTATCTTTCTCCATCGAAATTAGAAAAAATAACTCAACTGTAATGTGGTCAGTGGGTTTTTTTCTAACAATACACTCTTTTATTATTTCCTGTAATTCTGGTTCAAACGGTAAGATACCATCTTGTTTATCGCTTGATGAATCCGACAATCTCTTATTAATGTCGTTTAAATCATTAACCATTACGTCAAAATCAAGGACTTTGTTCTTAATAACCTCATATATCATATTCTCAGTAGTGAGAATACCAAATATAACATGCTGTAACCTAAGCATTGAATCGTTGTACTTAATTGCCACGGATTGCCCTCTGGTAAAGGCGCTTCTCAATTCGTTTGTCATTTTTTCTTTCATGTGCGAGTATATATTTTATGCAAAGATAGTAATAATCTTGACATAACCAAACTTTTTACCTATTTTTGTTAAAAATAAATATTATGGAAAAAACAACAATCTATTTTAAGGATGGTAATTTCATCGAATACTCCAATCACGATTTAAACAAAATTGTGTCTATGATCAGCGGTAATCATTTAATTATAACAACAAAATCCACAGAAGAAACTGATAATGGGCCAGTTATCATTAACAATACGATTGTATATGAATTGGATAAGATAAAAAACTTTGTAAAAATAACACCAACAGTAAAATTTAACATCGAAGAAGAAAATGTCAGTAACAAGTAAACAGTATTTGGGTGAGAACGTTGTAGTTTCGTATGAAAGCTCAAATATTAAAGAAGGTAAGTACAATACCAACACTAAAAAACTACAAGTAACATTTAATAACGGTGCGATCTATGAGTATGATGATGTACCTCATGAAACTTTTGCTGCTATGAATTTAGCGGAAAGTCAAGGTAAATATTTTAATAGTAATATCGCAAAATCATTCACCTATAGAAAAATTTAACCTATGTACGTTGATGTAAGATATGAATCAAGAGCTAATATAACTTTCCATAATATGGCGAAGGTTTCCATACGTGGTAACCAAAATTACCTTGTTAAATGGTATTATAATGATGAGTTTTTCGGTGAAATGTTCTTAAATGGTGGAACATGGGGGGCTTATCCGATGAATGAGATAGGTAATTGGAGAGTGGAATTTTGGCAAGAAAATAGATTAATATACACCTACACCAATATACTTGAAAAAAATAATATTCTTATATTATTTGATAATGATGGTAATGATTTTGGTGAATTCGCCAGAAAAGTTAAAGAATATTCTGATGACATATCAAATAGATTTGGTTGTAACACCTTTGTTTTCTTTAAAAATTCGGAATTATGTGATTTTACCGATCATAAGGGTATACCATTAAGATTAAATGATGATATTAACAGCTTTAAAATTATTTATAACAAAATATTATAATGGATAATTTAATTAAAATATACGAAAACACTATTCCTAGAGAAGTTTGTGATTTTATCATAAACGAATTTGAAACATCTAAAAACCAAACGGAAGGTATTAGCGGTGCTGGTGTTAATAAACTCGTTAAATCCTCAACAGATTTGATGATTCACTTAAATCTGGATAACCCAAATTGGTTATATATCTATGATTACTTAAGAGAAAATTTATTGGGTAATCTTGTTGAATATATTGAACAAAACAGTTTTATGACAATTACTGGTGGGTTTGCATCAAAAGCCTCTGCCGTGAGAACAGCTCAATCTTGTTATATTGCTGGTAATAACGGCCAACCACATATGCAAATGCAGAGATATATCGATGACCAAGGATATTATGCCTGGCACCATGAAAATGAGGGCGGCACAACGGCTAAAAGAGAATTATTTTTTATTTATTATCTAAATGATGTTGATGGTGGTGAAACTGAATTTAAATTTAACCAGCAAAAAGTAAAACCAGAAACTGGTAAATTAGTTATAGCCCCAGCCTTATGGACACACAAACATCGTGGTAATCCCCCACAAAATGGTCAATACAAATATATCATCACAGGTTGGATCGAAAAAAAGGATGAACACTATATTTCTGAAGAATTTGAGGAAGATTACTTAATTTAACCGAAAATACAGATATTTATCTGATATGGACAATATTTTAAGGAGTTTTACTGTTCGACCTAGCTTATATTCAGACATATGGGAAAACCCATCATCTGATGATTTTAAGGGTATAAAACTTAAAAAAGAGATTAGAGAACGTTTAATTGCAATAGCAAAAGATTTTATTGAAAGTCTTGGTATTGATAGTTTTGCTATTGAAGATATTTTGTTTGTTGGTAGTTTAGCTAATTACAATTGGTCTGAGTATTCTGATATTGATTTACATGTTGTTGTTGATAAAAAAGCTGTTAATGATGATTCTGTTTTAGTTGACGAATTTTTTACAGCTAAAAAAGAATTATATAATTTAAAACACGATATTAAAATCAAAGGTTTTGATGTTGAATTATATGTTCAAGATACGGAAGAGATTTTAGATGCAGCGGATGGGATATACAGCATTCTTTACAATAAATGGAGAAAAGAACCAAGTAAAGATAAACCAGAAATAAATAAAAAAGATATTGTCAAAAAAGTAAAAGAATTCAATAAAAAATTAAATGACATCACCAATGAAGAGGATCCTGATGCTAAAATTTTAAAGTTGAAAAAACTAAAAGAAAAGATTAAGGCCTACAGAAAAAGCGGATTAAATGCAACTGGGGAGTTTAGTACTGAAAATTTAGTTTTTAAATATTTAAGAAGATCTGGGTACATGGAAAAATTAGCTGATATGGGTATTGATGTTAAAGATGAATTTTTATCGTTAGAAAATCTGGAATATTGATATTTTCCTCTTTTTGCTTATATTTATAAGAAGAATAATTATTTTAAATAAATAAGATATGAAACCAATAGGTTCTGAAAAAATAGAAAACGTAGACGAAAAATTAGCTAGAATCTTAGAGATTGCTGGTATTAAAAAAGAGATGATTAACGAAAGTAAACCAACTCTTGGTCATTCGTCTAATGTATTACACGAGGCTGTAGCAGCCAATGGTACCGAATATGGTATCGTACAGGAAGAAAAACATGTATACATCAAAGCTAAAAACGCTGACGGTGAATACGATTATCTAAGTGGTGTTCAAAATATACATGAACATTCATACAAATCATACGCTGATGCCTTAAAACATTTAAATATGATGTTTAAACAAATTAACGAGTCTGTTGATTTTAAAGAAAACATCGATGTTTTAAAAAAAAAAGCATAACTGAGCGTTATATCCTAAAACTTAAAAACAGTAATCCAGCACCAGCCGTTGATACAACAGCAGATATGGGTGTGGATACCACAGCTGAACCAGCGGCACCAGTCGAAGAACCAGCTGAATTAGCCACGGATTTTTCAAGTGAAACACCTACTGATATGGGTGTGGATACTACAACCGATCCAGCGGCAGCAGAGGTGCCAGCAGCACCAGCAGAAGAAACTGGTACTGAGAATGTTGATGAACCTATTTTAAAAACTGTTCAAAAACTTACTGGTAAGCTAACCCAAAAAATGAGAGATGGTGCTCAAGAATTGGAATCAAAAGATTATAAATACGTTGTTAATTCAATCTTATCTGCAATCGATATGACAAAGATAACAGAAGAAGATATGAATGATATGTTAAATAAACTACAAAACAAAGATTCTGAGGATACAACAGAAGCTGAACCAGGTGCTGAGGAAATGACACCAGAAGAGCCAGTTCAAGAACAACCAAAAGATTATTTAAGAAGAATACATAAATCGGTTATAGACGAATTTTTAAATGAAATAAATAAATAATAAAATCCCCGAAAGGGGATTTGTTTTTTTAAAACGTTTTTACTACTATTGTATAAATAAATAAAAATGATAGTAGGTATTCTAGGAAAAAAACGTTCAGGTAAAGACACTACAGGTGATTACCTTGTTGCTAACAAAAATTTTGTGAAATATAGTTTCGCTAATCCAATCAAACGTGGTGCGATGGAATTATTCGGTTTTACCGAAGACCAAGTTTTTGGTGATGCCAAAGACGAAATCGACCCAACCTGGGGAATCACACCAAGATTAGTATTACAGATAATGGGTACTGAGGTTTTTCAATACGACATGCCAAAATATATACCAGAATTACAGGTATTTGGTAGAAGTTTTTGGGTTAAACGTTTTGAACAATGGTATAACCAAAATAAAGATCTGGATGTCGTTATTTGCGATGTTAGATTTCAACATGAAGTTGATGCGATATTAAAGATGGGTGGTACAATATTGTCAGTGCAAAGACCAAATCTAAGTACTGGTGATGAGCATGCGTCTGAAAAAGAAATGGACTCCATTGTTGGTATTACAACCGAAATAATAAACGATCGTACTTTACATGATCTGTACGATAAGATAGATAATTTGGTAAATGATTTACGAAAACCCATTAGCTGAGATATTATCAGTACATAAATTTAAAGTTGATAGAGCCACAGCTGAAATGTTATGTTATACTTTTAACAGTGAAATAAAGTGTGACAGAAAAATTAATATACAGTTATTTAGTAGATTTGCTAAATACAACCCTTTATACATCTTCAGTTATGGTGGTGTGATAAATTATGAAATAAAAGACCAACCCATAAAATTGCAGGGTGTTGAAATTGTTGTTTCACCTGGAAAAGAGGAAAAGTTTATGGATGAAAATTCTAATTTTATATTCTACGGTGGGCCAAACGCTGGTCTTCAGTGGTTAGATGATGAAGATGGTTATGAAGGTGTTTACGGAGCCTGTAGAATTAACTTTTAGTTATTTTTAACCTAAGATTACCAGTACCCTTTATAACTCTGTGCCAGTCATGTCTCGCTATTTTTAGTGAGACATTTTCTTTTAACGGAATGGGTAATTGATTATCGTATTGAAATTTCCAATCGGTTGTGTTTAATACCTCAACAACACGATCTTCATTATCCCTATGCCACATAAGTTCAATAGGGTCAATATTTTCATCAAATTCTCTTATGACATAATTGTCACCAACCTCAATGTCTTTGTATGGTTTACCAGTATCCACCAAATTTAGATTTTAATCCAAGTAAACTAGCGTATCTAGGTAATCTACATGACCAATAAGACGCCTTTGTTCTATCCTTTTTATTAGCACAATCATGTCTAGAAGCAAACGCCTTACGTGCTGCTGGGTTATTTAACTTAACAGATAAACCAGTTGTATCACCAAAAGAAACTTTCTTAACACCACCACCTGGTTTTCTAACGTAAACATAAAACTTTTTAGAACCCCCTCTTTTAGGTTTACCGAGTTCAACTTCTTTACCCTGATACTTTGCCTCAGCTATGAGTTCGTCTTCTGGCATATCCTCAGTAAATGGTAAATCCAATGGAACCATCTGGCCTTCAAATAAGTCAAATCTACCTAAATCTGTATTTTCAAATAACTTTGTATCTAAAGCTGATAACCTAATCACCTTCTTTTCCCAAAGATTTCTAGCTTCCTTAATAAGCAAAGCATGTTTTTCACTACCAGGTCTGTATTCATTCTCTAATAAAGGTATACTATTACTTAAATGGTATTTTACATCTTCAGAAACCAAATCTTTTAATACCCAAGAGTCAAAATTCTCCATTAATTTTTTCTCAATAGATAACTCAAAACATTCCTCACAGACAATATCTGATTCAGAAATTAATGACTCAAACTCTTTGTTTTCATACATATCATTAATAACTTCAAAAACAAAAGAAAGGTCTTTATATTCTGGATTAACAACAACATGATAACAATCATCGGATTTTTCCATCATGGGTTTACCAAAATTATTTTTACTTTTTGAAATGTAAAACGCTGGATTTTCCGCTTCCTCATGAATTGAGAACAATTCCGAAATCACATCAAGACTCAAACCCTCATCTTTAGGGGATGATAAATCGTTATTTTTTGAACCTCTATTACTCAAAATTTTAGCCATCTGGCTTTCGGTCATTTTGTATATTTTTTTACCCATTACTAATGATATTATATTATAAATATCTAGTTAAATGAATAAATTCTTAAAGTCGTATACATTATTTGGTATCGGTCTTAAATGCTCAAAACCATAAAAAGCACTCATATTTGATTGTTCCCGTATTGTTTGGTTATTAACTAGCATTTTTGAGTGGAAACTATCAATCAGTCTAGGGGTTGCGTATCCACAAACAATGAACTCGGTGTCACTAACTTTACATATAAAAATAGCCTTTTTATACATTGGTTTATAAAAAATTGGGAACTCATTATAGTTAAATATAATAACATCAACCCATTTTTCAAAAGACGATCGCAATTGTTGCAATGGTTCAACATTAACATTATTATAATCCATGATAGGGTGTTGAACACGTTTTGAAATGGCCGTTATTGCACAAGCTAGTGTAAACATCTCCTTGTATTTCTGGTTATTTTTAACTAATTTTGTTGTATTATGTTGTTTCTTAACAACACACCTAATAAACGAAACGCAGTTGTGGATGTCCCTCTCATCCAATTTAATCCTACTAAATTTTTTGATATGTGCATCAAACGCACCTTTAAATGTTATTATACCCATGACACAAAAGTAAAAAAAAATTTGTTTATAACCAAATAAATTCCTAATTTTGTAAACATGAAAGGATATACTAAAGAACAACTTGAATTTATTGAGTTTAGCGGGCCAGAATCCGTAATATTATCAGCAACAGCTGGAAGCGGTAAAACCCACTCAACAGTAGGTAGATTAAACCACCTATTAGCAAGTGGTGTTGACCCCAGTAGAATAATTTTCTTCTCATTTACTAATGATGCTGTAAATGAACTAAGGAGCCGTATTGATAATGAGGTTAAAATTACAACTATACACAGTTTTACAAGCGCAACCCTAGCAAAATTAGGCAAGTTTAAACCAATCGTAACGTTTTATGATTTTATAAACTGGTATCGTGACAAAAAGAAGCCGTCATTTAAAGACCCAAGGAAAATTAGAGAGGAGTATTACTCAACCATTGAAAGATTTTATGAAGAAGGTACTGGTATATCATCTTCATTTTCAGCTTATAAATTACAGTTCTATGATGGGGTTAAAGCACCAAAACCTAATTTTTATGATCACTACGTGGCCTTTTTAAGGGAAACAAACAGTCGTGATTTTTCTGATATGTTGATTGACACAGAAAAGTTAACAAGAAACCCAGAACATAAAGATTTTTTTAATGGTATGTACGATTACATATTCATTGATGAGTACCAAGATACCTCAACACTCCAAATGAAAATATTGTCAGCGATCAACGCAAAACAATACTATCTTATCGGTGATAAAAACCAATCAATCTACGGCTTTTCTGGTGCTAACTGTGAAAAAATTGAATCGTTACTTAAACAAAAAAAGACTGTTGTTGAATTAACATTAACAAAAAACTTTAGATCGCATAAAAGAATTGTTGAAAATGCGAATAAGTTTAGTTCATTAATGGCAATACCTGAATCGGAACATGATGGTTTTGTTGACGAGAAATTTATAACAAAAAAGCGGTTGTTTGAGATGATGCAAGATGGTAACCCATTAACCATACTTGTTAGAACAAACAATATCATTAAAGAAATTGAGAAACAAGCTTTGAAGAAAAAAATACCGATGAGGTATTTTAATTACATAACAAAAACAGATCTTGATAACGTTAAGAAATCTAACATAACGGATAGTCTTAAAAAGAAATTAAATGAGGTCCTACCCTATTATTTAAACAATCAAGATTTTGTTGACTTTATTGAATCAAATAGTGACTCTGATGTGTTTGTAACTTCAATCCATAAAAGTAAAGGTAGGGAGTTCCCAAGATGTGTTGTTATCAATTCTGCGGACCCAGAGATGTTAATTAAACACGGTAGTTTAACGCACAGCTTATCAGAGTACTCTTTTATTACCGATGATGGTGATGTTGATGAGGAAGGAAGAAATATACACTACGTTGCGGTTACAAGGCCGAAAGAGGAGTTATACTTCATGATATACGATGATCTATAAAATATAAAAGCCACCAATTACGGTGGCTTTTTTTATAGAGGTTATTTAAATTTTTGACTTTACTTTACCATATATATTGGTTCAAGAGTAACCACAATTAACTTATAATTAGCTCTCTACCTGGTTTAATTTTTTTTCTAAAGTTATCTTCTACCTTGGCCTCTATATGGTTTCTTATAGTTTTTAGTATTTTTACCTTTACTACTTTTATTTTTAGAGTGGATACCCTTTCTGTTTTTTTTAATTTTACGTCTAAACTCCTTAATACCTGTTGAAGAAGTTTTCTTTTTACCTGGTGCTGCCATAGTTAGTTTGTTTTAATAATAGTTTAGTTTTTTCAATAAATATCTTGATAAAAATGAAAATTAACCTATAATCCTAAATATTTATTAATAAACAAACATATGATTATTTTTTACAATAGATTCGATAAAACCAAAGAACCAATTGGTAGAACAAACAAACACGCTTCAAGATTGGAAGCGGCAAAATTTTTTGCTGAAATTAAAAAAATGAGTCTTAAGGATTTTTTGAAAGTATTTACTGTTAGTATAATAAAATAAAAAATCAAAAAAAAAGAATTATGTTATTAAAAGTAGGTTCAAAAGGAGATGATGTAAAAAAACTCCAGGCGAAATTGGGTACGGCAGCTGATGGTGCTTTCGGTCCAGGAACAGAAAAATTAGTTAAAGAATGGCAAACCGCTAATGGTTTAACCGCTGACGGTATTGTTGGTGATGCAACTTGGGCAAAAATGGGTTTGAATGAAGGTTCAAAACCAGCTGCGCCAGCTGCTGCTCCAGTAGCAATACCACCATCAAACTTTAAATTAGCAGCGTTAAAAGGCCATATTCCTGATGCAGTTATCGCACAGATCCCTGACACAGCGGCTAAATTTAATATCACAAACACTTTAAGATTAGCGCATTTCTTGGCTCAATGTGGTCACGAATCTGGTGGTTTTAAAGCTGTTACTGAAAATTTAAATTACAGTGCTGATGGTCTTAAAAAAATATTCCCAAAATATTTCCCAGGTACATTAAATGAGTCTTATGCTCGCCAACCAGAAAAAATTGCTAACCGTGTTTATTCATCTCGTATGGGTAATGGTGACGAAACATCTGGTGAAGGTTTTAAATTCCGTGGTCGTGGTTACATTCAATTAACTGGTAAATCAAACTACACAGCGTTTGATAAAATGGTTGATGATAATATTTTAGAAAATCCTGATCTAGTTGCTACTAAATACCCGTTGGCTTCAGCCGCATTTTTCTTTAACTCAAATAATCTTTGGACTATTTGCGATAAAGGTGCTGACACAGCAACTGTTACAGCTGTAACAAAAAGAGTAAATGGTGGTACAATAGGTCTTGATGATCGTATTAAACACTTTAACGAATTTTACAACTTGTTAAAATAATTTATCATGGCTTTACCTTGCCCAAATTGTCAAACTCCCCTAGGCATTAGTTTAGATTTTATTATTAAAAATCCTGTATCGGTATGTCCGACATGTCAAACTGTGTTTAATTTTGCGGTAAATGACGAAATTATAAAAACTTTTAAGGAAACTTTAAATGAAATAGAGGACATAAAAAGACAATACAAGGGTATGGTTAAATTTGGATAATTATCTATAAATAAAAAATAAAAAATAAAAAAACTAAAAACAAAATTATGGCAGCAGACATTTCCGCTCAATTTACGGGTCTTCCTATTGAAGAACTGATTGTGTCACCTATCGTTGGTATGGCGAAGGGGCAAGCAAAATTAAACGATGTAACATGGAAATACATCAACGAAGTTGCATTCCAAACAGATAAAGAGGGTAACACAACAGCTCGTTCTTTAGACGTTCAAATGCAAAGAGTTATGACTGATCCTACAGATGGATCTCAGTCGGTTAAAACTTTGTATTCTAAAGTTGCGATGTTACCTTTAGTTCCACTTCCAGCATTAGCTATCACATCAGCTGATATTGCTTTTACTATGGAAGTTAAAACATCTGAGGTAGACAAAACATCAGAAGATAAAAGCGGTAGCTTTAGTGCTAGTGCATCTGGTGGATTCTGGGGTATGAAATATTCAGTTAATATGTCTGGTAGTGTTGCTACTCACAAGGAGAACACAAGAAGTACAGATAATTCAGCTAAATATGAAGTAAAAGTACACGCAGAGCAATTACCACCAACAGAAGGTATGTTGAAATTATCGGATTACCTAACACAAATGTTAGAGCCAACTTTAATTCCACCATCTGTTAACACAAACGCTTAATACCAATAACTTGACTTTATGAATAATTTTAACTACATTTGAAAAAAAATTACAACATATATGTCAAGATTGAATATTGAGGAATTAGTTGGTGGACTTCTAGAAGCTGCCATGGTTTCTCAGGGTATAAGTGAAAGACAGCATATTAATGCTCTTAGGAATTATTTCAATGAAGACGGTACACCCAAAATACAAACCTTTGTAATAGGAGATAAAACTTTGGATGTACCGCTTTATATTTTGGCCGACCACTCATCTATAGGTTTAGATGAATTAGATATTGAATTTGAAGCTAGACTTATTTTTGGGGATAGTGATGGTGAGGTATCTGATCTTAAAAAATCCCTACTAGGTCTTTTCAAAAAGAAAGGTTATCAACACAATATTAAAGGTATTGAAGTTGATTCTGGTAAAAATACCGATAGGTCTGGAATGGCTAGAATAAAAGTAAAATTTAAAGCGGATGAAAAACCTGAAGCTGTTAGTAGATTAGTAGATGTCTATATTCAAAAAATGACTGAAACGGGTACTAATGAAAATAAATAAAATAAATATAAAACTAAAAAACAATTAAAATGGCATTTGTAAAAAATTTAAATGGAAAAGCTGTAGAATGTGAGTATGAAGATGGTGCACAATTAGTACCAGCATCTGGTTATATCGCAGCTATTGTTCAAAATGGTGAAATTCATTTCTTTGGTGCTGCTGATGACGCTGGTATTATTGATATCGGATCAACAGCTAACGGAAGTGCAGTTGAAACATTAACTGAAGCTAAAGCGGCTATCGCTACTTTAGGAAAGTTATTCTTAGATGGTGTAGCTGTCTAATTAAACTAAATTAAAAATAAAGGCTTGGTTTTACCAGGCCTTTTTTTATTATTATAATATGAGTTTTAATAAAAGATACGTTGACAGCCGTAAAATTTTAATATATAAAGATAGGTTGGGAGACCTCTTTACTGATAAAATAGATGCATTTATATTCAGTGATAATTTCTCAAAAGAAATATTTGATTTATACGAAGAAAAAAAATTTGATTTAATTAGGCATCGAATACTTGAATATGAAACTAAATCTTTGATCTAAAGGTTTTATATTTTTATTTAGTTCAGAACTAATTGTTGATAGATACCCCTCATAAACAAATCCAATGGATGTTGTTTTCTTAATTGCTTTGGTTATTGATAGGTTGTAATTACCAACCGTATTTTTAGCCCAGATTAAATCATTAGTCGAGACAACAGCTGGTTGTAACAACATATTATGTTCAAGGGTATAATCAGTTATCTTATATTTTAAAGTATGTCTATACGATAACCTTTTACTACCAAACCAAAGTTTTGATATTTCAGACCTATCATAAACATATGCGAGTGATACGCTACCACCCAATTTATTAGTCTTAAATGACTTTTTAAGACCCATACCACCAGAAATACTTAAGTCCAAATTCTTAACCAAAGAATGTTCAACAGTTGAGAATAAAATCACACTGTAATTATTTTTAACCTCTTTCCAGGAAAAAATATTTAATCTGGCATCCTCAGATTGTTTAATAAATTCGTTATTTTTTTGTCCATAGAATAAAAAATAATATGGGTTTAAACTAACACCAACGTCCTTTTTTTTATTATTAAGTTCATAACTCATTTTAGACGTTATCTGAACGTTTTTATTGTTTCCTGTAAGTAATACCCCACCGAAGTCAAAACTCTTTATTTGGGCCTCTAAACGGCCAAAAACGCATACTAATAGTATTGTTATTAAGTATCTCATCTTATAGTTTACTAACTGCGTCAATTATAGCCTTTTTCATTGCAATACCTATCGATGATTTACTAAATGGTACCTTACCCTCTTTCAATTCAATAAATGCGTAACTAGCGGTTGTCGCTGATTCACCAATACCATCAACAATCTTATCCCCAAAATGTAGTTTTAGTAGTATTTGTGTTGTTTCTGTTGCCGCACCAACACCAGCAATTCTAAAAGTTGTTGACGGTGTACCTACTCTAGTGATCTCAACCATAACTGGTATGGCGTTTTGTTCGCATAATGAATATTTTTCAGATAAAACTTCTTCGGTAATTTGTTTAACCCCGAATAGTATATTCCTATCTTTAAATTCTTTTATTTTCATTGTGCTGTAAACCGAATCTACACTAACACAAATTTGAGGGTACGCTGAGATCGGCCCATTGGTTTGAGAAAATGCTGAATTTGATACTGCGAGTATCATAATTAGCGAAAAAATAAACTGTTTCATAATTTTATTGTTTATAACCTGTTCTTATTATATAAAAATTTGTTGCCCCGTTATGGGATAAATTATCCATTGTAATGGATTGGGTGCCACTGTAAGTTGTTTTTAGATTACTATTAGACCCGTTAATAACAGACCACTGCGCTGCTGTAAATAATCTGTAATTTGGTGTTGAATTTAACCAACTAGGTATTACATTATTTTTTCTTTGGAAGATTAAAACAACATCTGTTATTGATAATATATTATTGTTATTTACATCCATTCTATAATAATCTTTAGAGTTAAAAGATTGTGTAAATATTTTTTGGTTAAAAAATTGTGCATCCGTCACATCTGGTGCTAAAATACTAATGCTTTCACCCACTATAATTCTAAAATCATTTAAATTAACACTTTCATTAGTTGTTATCGTATATTTACCACTCACATCCGTAGTGTATGTACCAAGTAGTGTATATGTTGATTGTGTTTTAAGTTTAAAATGTAGTTTTACTGTTATCCCAGAAACACCAACCCCCTCAGCGTTGTAAACGTACCCAGAATACGCAAATGGTGCGACCACAATAACACCAGCATTAGAAAAAGTAAAACCGCAAGTACCACTCTGTAATTGGGCTCTAAATAATGTTGCATCTGTTTGATTTGTATAACTGTTTGTTGTACCTGTATTAGCGATATCAGTCCACGTAACACCATTGTTTACAGATCTTTGCCACTTTACTATTGTACCTGTGTGACCACTCAAAGTTAAAGTACCAGAGTTTGTTGTTGTTGCATGCACAGCTGATGAAACTGAACCACCTGTGGGTGGTGTACCAGAAATAACAGTAATGGTTTTACTGGTTGAAAAAACTGCGCTACCACAATTAGGTGTTTGAACTTCCACACGATAATAATATGTACCAGATGATGATATTGTTTCTGTTAAAGTTGTGGTTGTGTTTGTTATATTTGTCCAGTTAACATTATCTGTTGATCTTTGCCATCTATTGATATTACCTTGTTGGCCAGATAAGGTTAGTTCAACAACACCACCAGCACATATTGTGTTATTTGCCGCAAATACTGTCCCAGCATTAGTTGGTTTAACAGATAGATAAACACTAGATGATGCTAATGATGAGCAGGTTACTGGACTACTTGAATTAACAATTGCCCTAATAAGTTGTTTTTGTTATATTCGATATTGTTATACTTGTTGACGTACTTGATATTGTTGTACCAGCTGTAAAGAAGTTATCAAAAGATGATTCCCATCTAGCGACACTACCAGTCATACTATTAAGGGTTAATGTGGTGCTATTTGAGCCAGAACATACATTTATATCCCCACCACTAATTGTACCAGTTGATCCATTACCAACATTAATTCGCCTTGTAAATATCGTTACACTGGATGTTAAATCACCTGGCATGTCACCGTATTCACAAATATAACCAGGTAAAGTTGTGTTAGGTAAGTCATTCCATGAACCACTATTTGCGGAATAGAATTGTGCGTAATGTTCACCACCAGCGTTATTTGGCTCCCCGCTAGCCCACTTATGATATCGCCCACTAATTACTGTTGTACTCGGGGTGTTACCGTTTGAAAATTGTGTACCTTTTTCTGGGCCAGTCACCCAGTGCCATTTCCCCTCTACCGCAGCTTGTGAAGCAAATGCTGTTGTACCTTTTGCAGTGTTAACTTGTGAAAGCTCATCAGAACCACCAAACCAACCGTCATTAGCCATAATTCTCCAGATAAAGTTATTTTCAGCTTCAGATGACATTGTCGCTAAATAACCAACTCTACCAAAATATGAGCGATTTTCAGCTGAGGTTTTAGCACTTGTCCAAGATCCAGATGATGCAACATATTCATAAAAATGTTCGGTTAATGGATTATAAAATACTGTACCCGCAACAAAAGTGATTCTTCTTATATTAGCGTAGCAAGTTGTTGTTGTTGATTTAAATGTAACCGTTCTTAAAAGAGTTTGCCAGTTTGCTGCTGTTGTTGTACCGTTAAAACTTAATATACCTGTTGTTGAGTTCCATGAAGCTGTTACACCGCTTGGTAACGTTCCAGTATAACTCAAAACATCACCAGAAGTATATGTTTGTGATATTTGAACCCTAAAGCCCGTTATATTACCGTTTGCTGTTATTGTTAAATCTGAATCAACAACACTTGTTGTGTTATATGAAACGGATAAATTAGATGAGGTACCACCAACGGTTATAGAGGTTGCTTGTGCGTTAACAATGTTTGCACAACAGATAAACATAACCAAGAATAAAAAAAACCTTCTCATCATAACGCCAATCTTGTACCCATCATTAAAGTGTAGTTTAACACATTATCCCCAATTGAATAAGCACCGCCAAAATTAAAATTTAATTTAAATGTTTTTGTAACACCTAAATTCATACCAACGATTGGTAAAATAACAAATGGTGATTTTAATAAAGCATCATCATAATACCTAACAAAAGGTGCGTAAACGAACAAAGCCATTGTTTTAATATCAACCCTTTTACCTATTTTAAAATCCCTATTACCACCAATAATCGCTGCTGACCCATAATAAGGTTCTTTATATATTTGCCCAGCTGAAGCTGTTAACATGTAAACAGCTTTAAATTTTTTAATACTCCTCATCTGACCAAAAGCGAGGGTGTTATACATAGACCCACTACCAGCAAAACCAATTGTTATTGTATTTGAAAGTAGTGTAATTGCTTTACGGTTTATCCAAGCGTAATAACCAGTAATGTTACCACCTTGTATTGAAGATGTGTAATCAAGCATAAGGCCATGTGATCTTAGACCGTCATATCTTACCGATGAGTAGCCCGCATTAACCCTTGAACCCCTGTTAATTTCTCCTTCATTGAATTGAAAACCAACCAAATCACTACTCATGAGTATTGATGGTCTACCCCCATTTTTACTTGTAGCTGATCCTTTACTATTACTACTACCACTTTTCACAGCGTTAGTTGTCCCACCTACGGCATCAGATTTTTTATCCGAACTACCTTCTGTTTGATTTGGTGTAGAGCTACCACCGTCCCCGCCACCAGAACCTGAGCTGCTTGTGGTGGTACCACCTGAGCCACCAGAGCCTGAACCACTTGTAGTGGTTCCACCCGAGCCACCAGATCCACCAGTGTTGTTTGGTGCACTACCTTTTTCTTCCGACCCATTCGAACCACCAGTTTGTCCCCCTGACCCACCAGTTTGCTCCCCTGATCCACTCGAATTACCAGTTTGCCCCCCTGATCCACTCGACCCATTCGAACCTTCATTATTATTAGAACCAGTATTACTTCCACTACCAGAACCACCAGAAGTTGTTGATCCGCTAGAATTGTTTCCATTTTTATTTTCTTTGTTATTGTTAGAGGATTTAGAATCACCGTTACCACCCCCCACGTTATTTATTGACCCAGCGGCTGCCATTATATTTCCCGTACCACTAGATGCCATATCACTAATAGCCGATAAAGCTCCGAATATACTAATTACATTCAGAGCGGTACTTTGAGTTTGTGACACCGTAACAGCTGTCCCAATACCACCACATGGTGAAGCGTTTTGATATTGATTAAAAACACCAGCGGCCCAGTTATCAAACGCACCGTTATTAAAATCATTAGCTGTAAACGTATTAACTTGACCGTAGTACGTTACAGCTATTTGATTTTGCCCATAAGGAATTGATAAATTGTAAACCTTGCCATTACAAGGGTCTGTATAGGAATAGTTAAATGTTTGTGCATTTGCTATACTGCATAGCAAAGACACACAAAAAATTATAATTAATCTTATTCCCACGCACCTTTAATTCTTGAATAAACCTTTTTTAATTAATTTTACAACAACTCTAGATGATGCGGTTTCTAACGCTTTTTTTGTTGATGTGCCTATTGTAGATTGATTAAATTTGATTTCATCCACATCATCTAATATTGTTGACATTTTTACAGTTTTAGCTTCACCTAAACCAGAACCAACGATAACCTCACCAGTCTCAGCATCAACAAATTTAACTTGCATACCTAATCTGGTTGTTTGTGTTGCCGTAGCTTTTCCATTAACTTTAACAACCTCATCTTCGGATACACTAAAGTCATAAACCTCAATGTACACAAAGTATTTTGCTAATTTAACTTTACCCCTACCATCTACCTTGTTTTCGGTAAAACCTTTATCAGATGCTTTAAATTGGTTAACCATTCTTTCTTTGATTTCTAACTTATCTTCAGTAAAGACAAATCTATTAGTCATTTCAAGGAACTCGATAACAATATTAGTTACACCCAAACCAACTCTTTTATCTTTTAGTTCAGGATACATCTCATAAAGTTCTTCTGTGAACCCAATTTTTAATAATTGGATTGGGTACTTTACGGTATCAGTATAGTTCGAAACAACATCAATAGATTGTGTTTGCTCAAAACTAGCCTTATATTCTTCGGTTTTAACGCTACCAATAGTAACTGGTTGTCCCTGTGCGTAAACACAAGAACAACCAATCATTAATAATATAAAAAATATTCTTTTCATTTTAAATTTCTGTTGTATTTGATAAAGACACACCGTCTTCCTCATCAACTTTTTGTATTAACATCTTATCTCTATCTTCTGAATTAAACCAGTAGTCAACAACTTTATTCAAGTTACCAACAAAGGCACCTAATAAAATTAATAACATTTCTTTCCAGTCTTCTCCGATTGTAGCCCCCATGAAAACACCTGCGTTGATACCAACAATTATTAATGTGAATAACCCCAATACAATTGCTGTTATTCTCCATCTATTAGATTGCATTTGTTGCAACATGTAGTAAAATCTGTTTTTATCCTCTACTTGTACAGGCGCTGGTGAGCTAACCATGCTTTTTAAAGTTTCTTTAATTTTCATATCTTCTTCGTTTGTTTTATTTATTTTCTTTTTCCTTACCAAGGACTATCTTCAGTTTCTGATTTTTTAGCTGGTTTTTCTTCTTTAACTGGTGCTGCTTTTTCAACCACAGTTGTTTTTTCTTTGATGATAGTGTTAGTACCACCAGCAGCTGCATTATTTTTAGAAGAGTTATCAACACTTATGTTGATCGCTGGGGCTGGAGCCGCTTGCTCTGTCTTCGTCTCTTCTTTATCATCACCACCACCAAATAAAGTTGTGGTAAAGTAGGTACCACCAGCCATAACAGCTGTTGTGATGATACCAATTATTGTTTTCTTTAAACCTGACCATGTTCCGTCTGATTCAGGTACGTTTGTTTCTTCTGACATTGTTTTAAATTTTAGTTTAGTTTTATTGTTTTATTTGTTTTAACTTCATTTTGTGTTTTTAAAATACCATAGTATGTACCTGGTATAACATTACTTAAATCAACAGGGTAAACATACTTACCTTCGTACATTTTACCACTGAATACGGTGTATACTAATCTACCGTTTGCGTCATAAAAACCAACTGTAACTTCACCATCTTCTGGTACACTAAAGCTAACATAAGTCAAACCTTCAGTAGGGTTAGGGGCAACAATTATTTCACAATCTTTGGTTAATGTACCACCACCATTTATTTTGAATATTTTAACAACACCATTTGTTGGGGTTATTCTTAAATCAGTTGCACTCGCATCACCAGCGAATTTTCTAATAACATATAATGGACTATCATCCCAATCAACTTGTGGTGATAACGCTAAAAATTGTAACGTTAAAACAGCGTCATTGTTATTAGCTAAATACTCATTTCTACTCATATCAGCACCAGCCCATTCAACAACTCCATTATTAGGGTTTAAGAATGACATCCAGTTCATAAATTTTTGTTCTGTTTTGATACCTTTAAATTCTAATAAAGCATTGTCGTAAGCTAAAGCTAATTGGATTGAACCAACCTGACCACCATCAGTTAAAACTTTCATAGGTACATTAACTAAATTACCTTCGCTAACTTCAATTTTAGGTAAATTGATTTCGATTGTTGATGTAGGGAAATCATATTCAACAGTTTCGTCAATGATATATTTAGGGGTTTTACTAGGGTTTAAGATTTCGATAGGGATTGTACGAGCCATGTTAAATCCAGTACCGTTAGCATCACCACCACCTAATACATAATATGTTACTGAGTCTGGTTGACCAGCGATGATATCAAATACTAAGTTAGTTACACCAGCGATAGTTGATGTGTAGTTAGTTGAAGATCCGTTAATAGTGTTATATTGTGAAACCGTAAAGAATCTTATGTCTTGTACAGCATTTGGCCATACAGAGAATCTACCCGCTAAACGACCATAGATGGCTGATACGTCAGCAATTGTAATGTTATTTGATCCGTTAACGTCTGAAGCGTAATAATCAAATCCAGTTGGTGTCATCTCACCAAGTATGTATTTGTTAACTCTTTGTGCATCTGCAACAGAAACTTCATTACCAATAGCCATTGTATCACCTTTAACATATAAATGAGCATCCCAATAGGTTGTATCCAATATCTCGTCAAAAGCGAAATAGCCAGTAATGTCTGTTGTATCAAGTTTTACTTGAGTCCAGGCACCAGTTGATGTCTTAGGCCTCTTCTCAAGAGCCACTGTAATATCTTTAGACCCAGAACCAGTTACGTTTGTAAATCTTCCGTGGTATTTCAATCTATTCATCTTAAATTCACCACCATAACTATGCAAAGATAATGTTGTATCCATACCAGCAATTGTTGAAGCGTAAGATGGGAACGTTAAAGTACCAACCACTTTTAAACTATCAATGCTCGTTAAAGCTTGGAATGCTGTTGCGTTTTGGTGAAAGAATTTTATTTGGAAAGCAGCGC